CGACGACGGCCGAGCCGCAGCCCGCGCCACCGCTGCAGCCGGATCCCGCCGTCGCGCTCGCCATGGCGCAGATCGAGATCGCCAAACAGTCCGCCGCGGCCGACGCCGAGATCAAGCGCCTGAAGGCGCAGGCCGATATCGAGATCGCCCAGTGGAAGGCCCGGCAGTGGGCGGAGGTCGAGCGTTACAAGGCTGGCTTGAAGGCCGCGCTCGACGAGCACGAGCTGCAGCACAAGACGGCGCTGCGTGGCCTCGATATCGCGACAGGCAATGGCGGGGTGTCGTCATGAGAGATGATCGCGATTTCGCGACACGCCAGGCGGAGCGCCGGATGGTTGGACTCGGGCGTGCGATGGCCGCCAGCGTAACCGGCCTCATCATCGCCCTGCTCGCTGTCGGGTTCGTCGCGGGCTTCCCTGGCGGATTCCTGGCGGGATGGCTGGTGTTCCGATGACCGGCGACCGTGAACAGCAGATCCGTCGCGCGCGCGAGGTCCTGTCGGACGCCGGCTGGCTGTTCGATGACTTCGTGAACGCCGAGATGCGCAAGGTGCTGGTGAGCCAGCCCGAGGACCGCGATGCGCGCGAAGAGGCCTACCGCCGCGCCCGCGTGGCGACCGAGATGAAGGCAGGCTTGGAAAGCCTGATCGAGACGTACGAAGCGGATGCGCGGCTGAAGGAGCGGCGCGAACAACAGAAGGAGGGCCGACATGGCCGGAGAGACTGAGTCCACTACCCCCGAGTCCGTTGATGTCGCAGGCGCCGTCGCGCTGATGGGCGACCTCGACAAAGACGTTGGTGAAGAGGAAAAGGGCGAGCGTGATGCTGCCACCGCCGCCGATGGCGGTGATGGCGACGACGCGGCCGTTGCCGAAGCCGACGAGGAGGCGGGCGAAGGCGAGGAGCCCGAAGAGGTCGCCGAAGACGAGGTGCCGGCCGAGGGTAGCGACGCACCGGAATTCTGGAGCGCCGATGACAAGGCCGCCTGGAATGCCGTGCCGCCCGAGCTGCGGCCAGTGCTGAAGAAGTACGAGCAGCAGCGGGTCGAGTTCGTCAACGAGAAGGCGCGTGAGGCGGCGACGATCCGGGCCCGGGCGGCGGAAGAGGTGCAGCGCGCCAACGCCGTGGTCGATCAGGCCGCCCAGTGGTGGCAGCAGGCCGGCCCGGCGCTGCAGCAGGCCTTCGCCGACAAGTGGTCCCAGGTCAACTGGACCGCGCTCGCCGAGAAGAACCCCGCCGAATGGGCGCGGCTGAACCAGATCCGCATGGACGAGGCGGCCGTTCTCGCCGAAGCCAATCGGCGCGGCCAGCAGGATGTGCAGGCCGCGGCCGCGCGCGCGGAGCAGGCCTTCCAGCGCGCCAAGCACGTCGAGCATGCCAAGCTGGCGCAGAAGCTGCCCGACTATTTCGGTGCGCCCGAGACGTCGCAGAAGACCTACGACGAGCTCAGCAAGTTCCTGCTCGCCAAGGGCATCCCGGCCAACCGCATCAACCAGATCCATGAGGCCCCGATCATCGAAATGGCGCTCAACGCCATGCGATTCGAGCAGGCCCAGAAGAGGGCTTCGACCGTCACGACGGCGAACACGACCGCGCGAGCGACACCGACTCGCGTCGTTCCCGGACCGGCCTCTCGCGCCGGCAACCGGACGAGCGACGCGGCCCGGCAAGTGGGCGAGCGGTTCAGGAAGAACGGCGGAAACTCGATCGCCGATGCGGCCGAGCTGATCCGTCTCAACGGTTTGTAATCAAACCTCATCAACGGACTCTAATCAGACACCCCAACGATAGGAGGCTGCTTTGGCGGCACCGACCAATACCCTGATCACCAACAACGCCGTGGGCAACCGCGAGTCGCTGCACAACATCATCTCGATCCTCAACAAGGACGAGACGCCGTTCCAGGCGGCCATCGGCTCCGGCAGCGCGGAAGCGACCTACGAGGAATGGCAGCTCGACGCGCTCGGCAATGCCGACACGACGAACGCCCAGCTCGAAGGCGACGACACCACGGCGGCGGCGATCGTGCCGACCAGCCGTGTCGGCAATCGCACGCAGATCCTGAAGAAGCCGTTCACCATCTCGGCCACCCAGGAGGTCGTGAAGAAGGCCGGCCGCGACAGCGAGGTCAGCTACCAGACCGCGCTGGCCGGCCGTCGCATCAAGATGGATCTGGAAGCGATCGCTTGCCAGAACCAGGCCTCGGGCGCGCAGTCCGGCGGCACGCCGCGCAAGATGGGCGGCCTGGAGTCGTGGCTCGTCTCGAATATCTCGCGCGGCGCGTCGGGCGCCTCGGGCGGCTTCTCCGCGGGCAACACCGTGGCGCCGACCGACGGCACGCAGCGGACCTCGACCGAGGCGCTGCTCAAGACCGTCATCAAGGCGGCATGGAACGCCGGCGGCAAGCCCAACCTGCTGCTGATGGGCTCGACCCAGAAGCAGAACTTCTCGGGCTTCACCGGTATCGCCACGCAGTTCCAGGAGCCCAAGGGCAAGATGGCCACGGTCATCGGCGCCGTCGACCGCTACGTGTCGGATTTCGGCACGCTGTCGGCGGTGGCGAGCCGCTACATGCGCGGCCGCGAGATCGCCGTCATCGATCCCACGCTGTGGCGCATCCTGTGGCTGCGCAAGTGGAAAAAGGAATCGCTGGCGCAGACCGGCGACGCCCGGAAGTTCCACATCGTCGGCGAAGCCACGCTCGAGAGCCGCAACGAGGCCGGCAGCGGCATCGTCGCCGACCTCACCTAGACCTGATGGAGCGGCGGGGCTTTTGGGCCCCGCCACTTCAACCCCCTCTCTCTCCAAGGAGGCCGGAATGGCCCGCACCACCAAGTCGCTGTCAGACAGCGACGACAAGATCGATACAGCGGCCGCGGACGGCCGCGACATGGCCATGATCGTCGTGACCGTCGATCACGTCTACCTGCCGCTCGATGAGGACGGCAACGGCCGCGCCGACTGGGCCACGACCAGCGAGCAGACGGCCAAGGTCCCCAAGCGCGCGCGGCTGCAGGTGCCAGCCGACTTGGCGAAGCATCTCTCCGGGCGTGATCAGGTGGAGATCCTCTGATGACCCAACGTCTTCTCGATTGGAACCAGGAAACCGGCGTCGCGTCGTGGTGGCTCGAGGACGGCGAGGGCAACTGGGCGAAGCAGTCGTTCCAGCACACCGCCCGCCTGCTCGACCTCAACAAGGCGGCGCAGAACCACTGCGATCCCTACAACGGCGCGCGCGACGTCCGCATGGTGGCGCGCATCCCGCTGATCATCATCGAGAAATGGCGCAACGAGCTCGGCGTCGATTACTGGAACCCCGATCACCAGGACAGGGTCGATCGTCTGCTGAACGACCCCGAATGGCGCTGGCTGCGCACGGATGAGGGAGCGATCTGATGGCCGTCCAGATCAACACCTACGGCGGCCTCAAGGCGGGTGTGTTGGCGTGGCTGGCGCGCAGCGGCGACAGCCTGCTCGACAGCCGCTTCGACGACTTCCTGCTGAACTGCGAACGCCGCATCTATTACGGCTTCGCGGCCGACGATCCCGCCAATCCGCTGCGCTCCGATCCGCTGCGCATCGTCGACATGGAGACGGTCGATTCGGCCTTTGCGCTCCAGGCGGTGACGCCGCAGCCCGCGACGTTCCTCGAGCTGATCTCGGCGCAGCTCAACAGCCCGAATGCGCCGTTGCAGATCGTGAGCCAGCGCACGATCGACGGTTACGCCTCCTCGACGCCCAATCAGCCGCGGCTGATCGCCGTTAGCGGCACCAACTTTCGTGTCTTTCCGGATCCCGGCGCTGGCGCCTACACGGCCACCTTGCGCTACTACCAGAAGCTCGCCACGCCCGCCGGCGCCACGGTCAACGCCATCCTGACCGGCAGTCCCGACGTCTATCTCTACGGCTGCCTGGTCGAGGCCTCGATCTTCACCCAGGACGAGCCCGGCGCGCTGCGCTACCTCGCGCTCTACAACGCCAGCGTCTCCGGACTCAACGCACGCACGCAACGCATCACGGGTTCCTCTGTGCCGGTGATCCGGGTGCGCGCGGGGATGGCGCCATGAGCAACCTGGATTTTCTGACCAGCCGACGCGCGCCAAATGACCTCGCGCCCCTCTACGACGCGCTCGCGCTGCCACCCGACCTCCAGCACGGCATCGATCCTGGACCCGACAACGACCGTGGCTATGCCGTCAACCAGTGGTTGCCGTTCACCACGAACCGTGTCGGCTCGGCATCTTGGGTGATGGATTGCGCAAGCCCGCAGTGGAGCTTGCCGCAGATAGCGCGCGAGGCCTTGAAAGGCTACGTGGACCTCGCCAACGGCACGCAAACCGGAAGCCTGACGCCGGAGGCGCTGGCGAGCTTCACGTCCAGCGCCGTAGGCGCAGGCTTGGCAGGGGCGCCGCGCGGCGCGCTAGCTGCGGGTGGGGCGAGGCCGCCGCTTCCCGCGCTCGATCCAGCCGCAATGGAGCGCGCGCGCCGGATGGGCTTTAACGTTGATCGTCCTCTGTTTCACGGTACAGATAGTACGGATTTTCGATCTTTTCGAGCCGTTCCACCGTGGCAGGCGATAAGGGCGGGTCAGTCTCCAGGACTCTCACTGGCCGAGGACCCCGCTGTAGCCAATAAGCTCGCAGAGCCTGGCGTTCGATCTCTTCTGGGATTGAGCCCCACATCCCGTAGCCAAGGATCCCCAGCAGGTCGACCTCGAATTTATCCATTGTTCGCTCGCTCCGATAAAGAGGCTCACATCGGGCTTCGCCCGGGCGACGATTGGGGCGACATCTGGCGCACCGTCGCCGGCGCCTTTGGCGACGGCTATGACGCTGTTCGTCTCGGCAACTATAGGATGTTCCCTGAGCTGGGTCCACAGACCAATTGGATGGTTCGGGATCCGTCGCAGCTACTGTCCTGGTTCGCCCGCTTCGATCCGTCCCGGCGCGGCAGCGACGATCTCCTCGCAGCGCGCGCGACCCCCGGCTTCAACGTCACGCAGCCCTCCCAACCCGGTCTCCGGATCAAGGCAGGCCGCGCAGCGGCAGACATGGAGTTTTGATGACCTCCATCATCCCCTTTGCCGAATGGCGTCCCGACATGCCGAGCCTCAGCCAATGGGCGCGCGAGGCGCTGAACGTCGTGCCGGCCGAGGAGAGCTATCGGCCGCTGAACAGCCTCTCCGGCGTCTCCAATGCGCTCGCCGCGCGCTGCCAGGGCGCGGCCTGGTTCCGCGGCACCGCCGGCGCCACCCGGATGTTCGCGGGCGACGCGGCCAGGCTCTACCTGCTGTCTGGCACGACCTGGAGCGATGTCACCCAACTGGCCGCGGCCAAGACCATCACCGCGATCACCAAGGCCAATCCGGGCAAGGTGACCGTGACGGCGCACGGATACGGTAACGGCGACCAGGTCTTCATCTCGGGCGTCGCCGGGATGACGCAGGTCAACGGCCTCCTGTTCTCGGTCACCGCGGTCGACGCCAACAACTTCACGATCGGCGTCGATACCACGGGCTACTCGACCTACACCTCCGGCGGCACGGCCCAGAAGGAGCTGCTCTACGCGCCGGGCGGCGATGACACCTGGCGCTTCACCCAGTTCGGACCGCTCGCCATCGCGGTGAACGGCGTCGATGCCCCGCAGGCCTTCGACCTGTCGGTCGGCACGCGCTGGACGGTGCTGGGCGGCACGCCGCCGATCGCGGCCTTCGTCACGACGGTCCGCGACTTCGTCCTGATGGGCAAGATCGGCACCACGCCACAGCGTGTGCAGTGGTCGGGCATCAACAACGCCAACCTGTGGGGCTCGGTGCCGTCCAACCAGGCCGACATCCAGGACCTGCCCGACGGCGGCAACGTCACCGGCCTGGTCGGCGGCGAATACGCGCTGATCTTCCAGGAGACCAGCGTGCGGCGCATGACCTACGAGGGCCCGCCGATCATCTTCCGCATCGACAAGATCGCCAACGACATCGGCTGCAGCGTGCCGGGCAGCCTCGCCAGCCTGATCGACATGGCGTTCTTCTGCCACAAGTCGGGCTTCTACATGGTGCAGGGCGGCCAGACGATCACGCCGATCGGCCGCGGCAAGATCGACCGCACCTTCTGGGCGGAGTTCGACGAGACCAACCAGTTCCGCGCCTCGGCGGCGATCGATCCGGTGCGTGGCCTCTACATCTTCGCCTATCCGGCGAACGGCAACGGCGGGGTGCCCAACCGCCTGCTGATCTACAACTGGCGCACCGGCAAGTGGTCGCATGCCCAGGTGACCTGCGAGCTGGTGTTCGGCGGCGTCAGCCAGCAGAGCTACACGCTCGAGCAGCTCGACCCCTTCGGCGCGCTCGACGCCTTGCCCTATTCGCTCGATTCGTCGTTCTGGACCGGCACGGTCTCGCTGCTGCTGTTCGCCTTCGACACGACGCACAGGAGCGGCTCGTTCTCCGGCCCGGCACTCGCTGCAACGGTCGAAACCGCGGAGTTCGCTCCAGGCAACGGCACGCGATCCGTCGTGCGCGCCTGTCGGCCGCTGATCGACGGCGGCAATCCGCAGATCCAGATCGGCGCGCGCGAGACTCAGCAGGGCATCGTGGCCTACGGACCGGTCGTCGGGCTGACGCCGGCCGGCCTGGCGCCGGTCTACCAGAGCGGTCGCTACTTCCGCGTCCGCGCGACCATGAACGCTGGAGACCTGTGGTCGAACATGCAGGGCATCGACGACCTCGACACGCGATCGGCAGGTGCACAATGAGCCTGCCGGCGCTTCCCGTCTCGGCCGACACACGCTCCATCACCGAGCGCGTCAACGTGCTGATCCGCGACTACAACACCATGCTGCGCGTGCCGGCGGGCTGTGTCATGCCGTTTGCCGGCGCCACGCCGCCCAATGGCTGGCTGCTCTGCTACGGCCAAGCCGTCTCGCGGACCGGCTATTCGGATCTTTTCGCTGCGATCGGCACGACCTACGGCGCCGGCGACGGCTCGACCACCTTCAACCTGCCGGATCTGCGCGGGCGCGTCGCCGCCGGCAAGGATGACATGGGCGGCAGCGCGGCCGGTCGCCTGACGTCGCCCGTGTCCGGCGCAACGCTCGGCGCTTCGGGCGGGGAGCAGAGCCACACGCTGTCGACGGCGGAGATTCCCGCTCACAGCCACGGCGTCAACGATCCGGGACATGCCCACAGTGCGCCGGGCGGGCGCATCGTGATCGGCGACGCCAGCATTCTCAACCAGGCTTGGTACAGCTACGCCGACGGCGGCAACATTGCGCCAGGCACCAGCGCCAACGGCTCCAACATTTCGATCCAGAACGCGGGCGGCGGCGGCACGCACAACAACACGCAGCCGACGATCGTCCTCAACCACATCATCAGCACATGACCATGATTGCCACTGGAATCCCCCTGCACCATCTCCACCTGGTCTGGTCCGACCTGTGGCCTCTGCTCGAACCCGCGGCGAAGCGCTCGCCCGACAAGCCCGATGTACTGGCGCGACTGCTCTTCAACGATGCGCAGCTCTGGGCGATCTATGACGCGGACGTGCCGGTGGCCGCGATCGTGACGCAGATACAGGTCGGCGATGAAAAGAGCTGCCTGATCTGGCTGGTCGGCGGCTCCCGCCTTCGTGACTGGGCCGCCGACTTCATCGCCAAGCTCGAGGATTGGGCGCGTTCGCTGGGATGCGTGACGCTGCGCGGCGTCGGCCGTCCGGGCTGGGCGCGGATCGTGAAGAAGTTCGGTGGGGTGAGCGTCGACGCCGTCGATGGCCTTCCCGCCTGGGAACGGAGGATTGCATGAGCGGCGGATCGACACCCTCACAGACGCAACAGACGCAGTCGCAGACACAGACCCAGCAGACGAATTCCAGTACGGCGCCGCCGTCCTACATCCAGCCCTATCTGCAGCAAGGCATTCAGGCGCTGGTGGGCGACTTCAACGCCAATCCGACGGCGCCGGGCTACTATCCCGGCGCGACCGTCGCGCCGCAGTCGCAGGCCACGCAGTCGGCGATCCAGGCGTTGTTCCAGCGCGGCGCCAGCGGCTCGCCGGTGGTCCAGGCCGCCGACAACAGCGTCATGAGCACGCTCAACGGCGATTACCTCGACCTCGGCAAGAACCCCTACTTCGCGAGTGCCGTGGCCGCCGCCGAGCAGCCGCAGACCAAGCAGTTCATGACCCAGGTGCTGCCCGGCGTCACCGCGCAATTCGAGGGCGCGGGGCGCTACGGCTCCGGCCAGCAGCAGGCCTACACGGGGCTGGCGCTCGACTCCCTCAACCAGGCCCAGGCCAACGCCGCGGCCGGGATGGCGAACACGGCCTATCAAAACGAACGCTCGAACCAGCTCAATGCCGCGAATCTTGCGCCGACGCTCGCGAACCAGGACTTCGCCAACATCGCAGCCATGCTGCAGGCCGGCCAGGCGATCGACGCCAACACGCAGGCCAACATCGATTCGAACGTCGCCCGCTACAACTACGAAACGACGGCCCAGCCGAACTACATCAGCAATTACCTGCAGCGCCTGCTCGCCGGCTATCCGGGCGGCGAAAGCAGCGGCAACAGCAGCGGCAGCAGCAACGCCAGCTCTTATGGCACGTCGACGCCGGCGACCAACCCGACGGCGAACATTCTGGGCGCACTCTTTGGCAACAAGGGACTCTTCGGATGACCGCATTCAACTTCCTTTCGGGCTCGATCGACCCCAACTCGCTGCCGGCGCTGCTGCGCCAGAAAATGGCGCCGGGTCTCATTCCCGGTCCCGTGCAGCCGATGCCGCTCGCGTCGGGCTTCCGCGCGCCGGCGCTGCTGCCCGGCATGGGCTTCATGGCGATGCCGCAACTGCCGCCGGTGCCGGGCTTCAAGGTGCAGGACGGTCCCGGGATTCTCGACAAGCTTCTCAGCGGCTTCCACCTCCCGACGTCCGGCATCGATCCCAACAGCGGAGTGATCGTCAACTTGACGGACGGATTGTCCGGATGGGGCGCGCCCGCCGGCGGCGGCGCGATCGACCCCCTGACAGGCCTCCTGCAGGACCTCGGCTTCGGCGGCGGCGTGGAGACGGGCGGCGTGGCCGGTGCGGCCGCAGCAGGAGCCGATGCTGCGGCAGGAGGTGCTGCGGCTGCGGGGGCCGGTGCTGCAGGCGCCGAAGCGGCCGGGTTCTCGATCGCCGACCTGCTGCCGTTCCTGTTGGCGGCGTGAGGGCGAGAGCGATGCCTGATCTCATTAATTCCAATCCAGCGAG